CCTGCGACTTGCCTCTACCTCCGCAGAGGATTTCACCCGATCGCAGCAGACGCTGATGTCTATCAGCCAGCGAACCGGAACGTCATTTGAGGCGAACGCGAATCTGTACAGCCGCATTGCCTCATCTCTGCGGGACGCCGGCTATGCATCGGCTGATGTCGCCAAAGTTACAGAGACCGTGGCCACCTCGCTTAAGCTGTCAGGCGCGAGCACCGAGGAGGCCAGTTCGGTTATAACTCAGCTGAGCCAGGCGCTGGGTTCAGGCGTGCTGCGCGGTGAGGAATTTAACGCCATCATGGAAAGTGGCGGCAGGCTGGCCAAGTTCCTTGCCGATGGTCTGGGAACCACTATTGGCGGCCTGCGTAACATGGCAAACAATGGCGAGCTGACCACGGATAAAATCGTGCCGCTCCTGACCAATGTCGATCAGTTGCGAAAAGAGTTCGATACGTTGCCGGCTTCAATCAGCGGTTCTGCGCAGAAAGTGGAAAACGCATTCATGGCGTGGGTGGGTGGCGCTAACAACGCTGTCGGAGCGTCGTCATCCCTTTCAGGCGTGCTTGATGGGCTGGCAAAGAACATCGACACGGTGGCGAACGCTGCTGGCGTTCTGGTCGGGCTGGGTGTCGCCCGCTATTTCGGCAATATGGTTAATGGTGTTGCCAGTGCCACGGCCTCTGTCATATCCAATACTGCTGCTGAGGTGGCGCTTGCAGAAGCCCAGTTGCGCGGTACTCAGGTAAGCGTCGCTACAGCCCGGCAGGCCGTATATCGCGCTCAGCAGGCACGCGCAGCAGCAGCTGGCATTGAGGCGCAGATTGCAGCTGAGCGTCAACTTGCTGTCGCTCAGGCACAGTTGAACACCTCAATTACGGCCCGCTCATCTGCAGCCGGACGACTTACCGAGACAGCCTCTGTAATGTCCCGACTTGGCAGTGGGGTTCTGGGACTGCTCGGTGGATGGCCTGGCGTGATTATTGCCGCCGGCACAGCCATGTACGGGGTCTATCAGCATACGCAGCAGGTACACCAGGAGGCAGTAGCATTCTCTGACAATCTGGACGCTATCAACAGCAAGCTTAACCAGATGTCGGTCGCCGGACTGCGCTCTACGTCAGCTGATGCGCGCGGTTCACTGGTAGCGCAGAAAAAAGACCTTGCCGATCTGGATGAGCAAATCAGGCAAACCCGCGACAGTCTCGCAGCCATGCAGAGCATGGAAAAGCAGTATGACGAGCATCCCTGGCTGGCTCGAATTAACAACCTCATGTCTGTCGAGGAGCTTACCCAGCGGCAACAAGAAGCAACCGACCAGCTTAACAAGCTGGAATATCAACGTGAGCAGGCTGCTTCAAAGGTCGAAGCAACCCAGAAGCTGGTAAACGATGCCAGCGACCTGGCCACTAAAAAGGCCATCGAGCAGGCTGGCGCCGTAGCAATTTTGAAAGGTGCTTATGATCTGCTGAATCGCTCGATGAGTGCTACTGGTGGCGCCACGCCTCCCCAGTATGCTGGTCCGGTTGTATCACTGGCTAAAGCTACACCTCAGCAGTCTACAGCCCTGGAGAAAGCCCGCCGCGATAACGAGCTGGCAAGCCTTTCAGGTTTGCAGAAACTGCATCGGCAGTATGAGTATGAAGCAGACGATTTGAAACTTACTGGCGCGCTCTATACGCAGTACGTTTACAACAAGGACCAGGCTGCCAAAAAGGATGCAGAAGCAGCTCAGGCAAAAAAAGATGGCACTGCGGCGACCAACGCGCAGAACAAGGCTGAGCGCGCGGCGGCCTCTGTTGCTGAGCAATACGCGCGGAAAATGGCCGATCTGAGCGTGGCAGTAGAAGTGCAAAAGGTCCGCGCCACCGAGGGAGAAAAGGCATCTGAGCTTTATGCCGCCTCCCATCAGGCCGGGACGAAATGGACCGACGAGCAGCGCAAAGCAATCAGGGCATCATCCACTGAACTGGAGAAGTGGACCCAGAAAGCTGACGAAAACGTGCGAAAGCAGCGCGAGCAAATTGAGGCCCTGAAAGACCTGCGCGACGCGGCTCGTAAGTATCAGGATGATGCAACCATGATCTTATCCACGGCAGGTATGGGGGACCGCCAGAGGGAGCGATTCACCGATCAGCAACAGGTGAATCGTGTGTTTGATAAAACCGACAAAGGCGCAGAAGCCGTGGCGGCCAGAACAGCAGCACTCGACGCCCTGGACAGGAAATATCAGGAAACAGCCGCAGCCGAAGCCAACTGGCTCAATGGGGTTTCACGTGGCTATGAAAACTGGCTTGCGAATACCAGCAACATTTCTGGCACTGTTTCTCAAGGCATAACGTCTACCATGGATAGCGCGCTGGATAACATGTCAGCGATGCTTGTGGGCAGCAAGGCCGACTGGAAGAGCTGGGGGCTATCTGTCCTTCAGATGATCTCAAAAGTGGCCCTGCAGATGGCTATTGTCAACGCCATGGGCAGCAGCGGTTCATCTTTCGGAAATATTCTTGGCTCAATTTTCAGCAGCGTTGGCGGTGCAGCCGCCGGAGCGTCTGCAGGTGCATCAACTGGCGCTATGGGGCTTCCGACAAGTTTCAGTGCTTATGATGGTGGCGGATTCACTGGTGCCGGTGGCAAGTACGAACCTGCGGGTGTAGTTCACAAAGGTGAATTTGTCTTCACCAAGGAAGCCACAGAGCGGATCGGTGTCGCAAATCTTTACAGCATGATGCGGGGATATGCAAAGGGCGGTGTGGTTGATGGAGCAGCAGGAATCTCTGCCTTTTCTTCGGGGGTAAATACGGCTTCTGGTTCGGAAGTTGCTGCCATAAACGTCAATGCGCCAGTCAATATTACTCAGGGTGGTGGGACCGGAGAAACCAGCACGGCAAATACCACCGACGCAGCGCGCCAGCTGCAGGGCATGATGAACAAAACCATAAATGACTGGGCGAAGCAGCAGGCAAATCCTGGTGGTTTGTTGTATCGGGGAGGATAACCGATGGCGATAGATGAATTTGGCTGGTGCGTGAGAACTGGCGCTACAGAAGAACTCGACGTCACGACAATGCAGGCTCAGTTCGGGGATGGTTATAAGCAGGTGGCGGCCGCAGGCATCAACAGCGTTCGCGAATCATGGCCCGTAACCTGTAGCGGCAGTAAAACCGAAATGGCCACGGTAAGGGCATTTTTGAAAGCGCACGTCACCGCATCTTGCTGGTGGGTTAATCCGTGGGGCGAGCGAAAATTGTACCGTATCAAGGCCGATTCAATTCGCCCGAGCTTTATTAATGGCAATTTTGTAGAGATCGCTTTCACATTTGAGCAGGCTTTCGCGCCGTGACATGTCACGGATTAACAGGGCGCTTTGCGCCCTTTTTTATTGGGTGAAATATGAGTTTTTCTCAGGACGTTCAGGCGTTGGAGCCGGGCGGAGTAGTGCAGCTGATTGAAATTGATGGCACTGCATTCGGCCTGGACTCCATATTGCGCTTTCATGCCTATAACCTGCCTACCGACGGCTGGGCTTCATTCGCTGCGGATAATCTCCCGTCCATCATCTGGCAGGGCAACGAGTATGAGCCTTATCCGTACGAGCTAAGCGGAATGGAGATGTCTAGCACTGGTTCGCAGCCGACGCCAAAACTTTCGGTAGGAAACGTGGGTAACTACGTTTCCGCACTATGTCTTCAGTTCGACGATCTGGTTAAAGCGAAAGTCAGAATCCGCATAACGATGGCGAAGTACCTGGACGCGGCAAACTGGACTGCTGGCAACCCGAGCGCTAACCCTCAGGAAGAGCGGGTGCAGCTTTTTTACGTCAACGCGAAGACGGCAGAGACTCGCTCTCAGGTCGATTTTGAGCTGTGTTCGCCCTTTGATATCCAGAGCCTGCAGCTACCGTCCCGGCAGATAACGCCCGTCTGCACCTGGTGCATGCGCGGCTGGTATCGGACCGGAACGGGATGCGACTACAACGGCACAAACTACTTTACTAAAGACGGCACGCCCACCGCAGACCCGTCAAAAGACGTTTGCGGCGGCCGCCTGGCGGACTGCAAGGCGCGATTTGGTGAAAATCAGCCGCTGTCGTTTGGGGGGTTCCCGGCTGCCAACCTGCAGGGGAAATAGCGATGCGAAAAAAAATAATGGCGGCCATTACTCAGCATGTCGCCGCAGAATATCCGAAAGAGGCCTGCGGCCTGGTTGTGCAGATTGGCCGCGCTCAGGAATACGTCCCCTGCACCAATGCATCAGACAATCCGACAGAGCATTTTTCCATTCCACCTGAAGAGAAACGCGCAGCGGAAAATCAGGGCACTATCCTGATGGTTGTTCACTCTCACCCTGACGTTCCCCAGCTTATCCCATCCGAAATGGATCGTGTGCAGTGCGATTACTCTGGCATTGAGTGGGGCATCATGTCATGGCCAGACGGCGATTTCTGCACTATTAGCCCGCGCGGTGAGCGTGAACTGGTTGGCCGGCAGTGGGTGCTGGGATATTCCGACTGCTGGACGCTTATCATGGACTACTACCGGCAGGAGCACGGTATAACCCTCAATAACTGGTCTGTTGATTACGAGTGGTGGCTGGATGGCAAAGAAAGCCGCTACGACGATAACTGGCAGGCTGAAGGGTTTGTTGAGGTGTCCGCATCTGAGATGCGTGAGGGCGACATGATCATGATGCAGATTCAGTCGCCAGTCACCAACCATGCTGCCATTTACCTGGGCAACAACCAGATTCTTCACCATAACTCAGGAAATCTTTCTACCCGCGTTCCGTACGGGGATTACTGGCGGAACAGGACTGTCCGTGTGGTGCGCAGAAAGGAGCTAATGGATGCTTAAAACAATGCGGCTCAAGGGCCTTTTGGGTAAAAAGTTCGGGCGCGTTCATCAGTATCACGTCGCGGATTTGCGCGAGTTAATCCGCGCGATGTGCTCGCAGGTTCCCGGTTTTAAGAAATACGTATCGAACGCCCATCTTAACGGTGTCCGCTTCGCCTTTTTCAGCGGCAAAGAGAATATCGGTCTGCAGGAGTTTGATATGTCATCTGCCGCCACCGAGTTCGAAATGGAGCCGGTGCTGGAAGGTTCGAAGCGTGGCGGCGTTCTGCAGATCGTAATCGGTGCCGTTGCACTCGTTGCCGCTTACTTTACAGCTGGAGCATCGCTCACAGCTATCGGTCTTAGCGCCACAGCAGCAACCGGCGTGACAACCGCGCTGACCGGTCTGGGTCTGAGTATGATGCTGGGCGGCGTCGTCCAGATGCTAACCCCTCAGCCTAAATATAACGTCGGCGCTTCATCCAGCACGGACAATAAGCCCAACTATGCCTTTGGCGCGCCGGTAAACACGGTAGCGATGGGTTATCCCGTTCCGCTGCTTTACGGCACGCGTGAAATAGGCGGCGCCATCATCAGCGCGGGCAGCTTTACCAGCGATCAGCAGTAGTCATCATCATGCAGACAGGCCACCTTCGGGTGGCTTTTTTTATGGGTAAAATATGCGACTTCTCAGCGGCGAAACTATCTTTCACGGAAACAAAGGCGGTGGCGGAAGCGCTCATACGCCGACAGAGCAGGCGGACGATCTTCTCTCCATTGCGAAGCTGAAAATGCTGCTGGCCATCTCTGAAGGTGAGATTCAGGGCGATCTCACAGCACAGCAGATTTACCTGAATGATACCCAGCTTGCCAACGATGACGGTTCCTATAATTTTACTGGTGTTGTCTGGGACTGGCGCCGGGGCACGCAGGACCAGACCTATATTCAGGGTATGCCGGAGGTTGATAACGAGCTGTCTGTGGGCGTGACGGTTACGCAGTCAGTGCCCTGGACGCGTCAGTATACAAATCTTTCACTCGATGCGGTGCGCGTTAAGCTGAGCCTGCCGGCGCAGTATGCCTATAAAGATAACGGCGACATGGTGGGTACTGTCACGCAGTATGCTATCGACCTTTCGACCGATGGCGGCTCATGGGTGACGGTTGTCGATGGCAGATTTGATGGCAAAACCACGTCTGAATATCAGCGCGATCATCGCATCGACCTGCCGAACGCGACGTCTGGCTGGGCTATCCGGGTGCGCCGCATCACTGCTGACTCATCGTCAGCAAAACTGGTTAACGCTTTCAAGGTTTTCTCTTTCGCCGAGGTTATCGACAGCAAGCTGCGCTATCCAAATACAGCGCTGCTGTATGTTGAAGTGGATGCCAGCCAGTTTAACGGTAGCGCGCCGAAAATCACCTGTAAGCCGAAAGGTAAGCTGATTAGGGTTCCCGATACTTATGATCCTGTCAGCCGAACTTATGGTAGTAACTGGCAGGGCGCTTTTAAATATGCCTATACCGATAACCCGGCGTGGATTTTTTACGACCTGGTGCTGGATAAAATCTACGGTATGGGGAACCGCGTCGACGCTTCGATGATCGACAAATGGGAACTGTACGCTATTGCGCAGTATTGCGACGAGATGGTTTCCAACGGCGCGGGCGGCACAGAACCACGATTCACCTGCAACGTGTTCATTCAGAGCCAGCAGGATGCCTATAACGTCCTGAAGGATATCGCTGCCATATTTCGGGGCATCACGTTCTGGGGCAACAGCCAGATTTTCGTTAATGCGGACGTTCCCCAGACTGACTCCAGCGGCAAAATGGACGTCGATTTTGTCTACCATTCTGCCAACGTTATTGATGGTCTTTTCACGTATGCCGGCGGCAGCTATAAAAACCGCTATTCCTCCTGTCAGGTATCATGGTCGGACCCGGTAAACCACTATTCCGATACGGTTGAGGGGGTTTACGATTCTGACCTGGTGCAACGCTATGACGTACGGGAAATGTCGCTGACAGCGATCGGCTGTACCTCACAGAGTGAGGCGCATCGGCGCGGACGCTGGGCCATTTTGTCCAACGCTAAAGACGGAACCATTTCATTCGGCACCGGACTGGACGGATATCTTCCCGTGCCGGCGGAAATTATCGGCATTGCCGATCCTTTCAGGGCTGGAAAGCAGAACGGCGGACGCATCAGTGCCGTTAGCGGCCTTACTGTCACGCTGGACCGCGCAATTGACTACGGCGCTGGTGACAGGCTGGTGGTTAACCTGCCTGACGGTACGGCACAGACACGGACTATCGCCAGTATCAGCAGTGATAAAAAAACGGTAACGGTAAATACGGCATTCAGGCAGGCGCCCGTGGCAGGTGCGGTGTGGGCCATCGACAGCGATAACCTGGCTATTCAGTATTATCGCGTTACCTCGATTGCCAGCAATGATGACGGCACCTTTACCGTTTCCGGCGTTCAGCACGACCCTAATAAATACCGCTACATTGACGATGGTGTGCGAATTGAGCCGGCACCTATTACTGTCACGCCGATAAGCGTGCTGAAGGCCCCAACCAATATAGCCGTTTCTGAGGTCAGCTACGTAGAGCAGGGCCTCTCAGTTTCCACAATGCAAGTCACGTGGGACAAGGTAGAGGGCGCCATCAGCTATGTTGCTCAGTGGCGAAAAGACAAAGGAGACTGGGTCAACGTCAGCCAGACCAGCGCGCAGGGCTTCAGCATCAGCGGCATTTATACCGGCGTTTATGATGTCCGCGTGCGCGCCGTAAACGCAGCAGAGGTTTCTTCGCCATGGGGGTACGCAGATTCAACACCTTTGACAGGCAAGACGGGTAAGCCAGGCACGCCTGTTAACCTGATGGCTACAGACAATGTGGTGTGGAACATTGATCTCACCTGGGGATTCCCAGAAGGCTCAGGCGATACGGCCTACACCGAAGTTCAGGTAGCGACAACCGCAGATGGGCAGAACCCGCAGTTTCTTGCCTATGTTCCTTATCCGGGCGTGAGTTATCAGCATGGGCCCATGCCTGCGGGCGTTCGCCGCTGGTATCGGGCGCGGCTGGTGGACAAAATCGGCAATGTGGGCGACTGGACGGCTTTTGTGGCCGGCATGTCCAACGTAAATGCAGATGATCTAATTGGCAGCGTGGTTGAAGAGTTCCTGACTTCTCCTGATGGTAAGCAACTGCTCGAGCCACTCATCACCGATCCGCAAGCGTTTTTACAGAGCATGCTGTCGGAATATGATTCGGTTAATCAGCAGTGGGCGAATTATGGCGAAAACCGCGCCGGAGTCCTGCAGGCGCAGAAAGTAGCAGCTGATGCCGAAAGTGCTGTTGCTCAGCTTGAAACTGACGTAGTAGCGCAATTCGCGGAGCAACAGGCGGCTATTCAGCAGAAATTCACAGCTTATGCCGACGTATCAAGCCCGTCAGCGATTTACACCCTTAAAACGGGCGTCCGATATAACGGGACGAATTACGATGCCGGCCTGTCTGTAGCCGCCACGGTAAATGGTAGTGGTGGAGTAGATACTCGTGTTGCGGTAAATGCCAATCAGTTCGTTGTAATGAGTGGTGTAGGTAACAGCCTCTATTCTCCCTTTGTCATCAAAGACGGGCAGGTGCTTATCAGCCAGGGCTTTATTGGTCAGGGCTGGATTAATAACGCCATGATTGGCGATTACATTCAGTCAAACAATTTCGTGGCTGGCTCTGTAGGTTGGCGTCTTGATAAGTCAGGGACGTTTGAGAGAAACGCGGCAAATGGTTCAGGCAGAGTTATTGACACAGGGGTTCTCAAGCTGACCTACGACGCTAATGGAACCTTGCGAATCAGAGAAGGGCTCTGGTAAGGAGAAAAAATGCCATGTGGTTTGCAGTGCTGGGATGCTACAGGGAAATTAGTTGTCGACATAGGCGATTATAATACCAGATATTTGGGGCGTACGTCGGTAACAATACCGGCGAACGTTAATGTGATCGCGGGTTCATTTGGCGGAATCACAACGGCAGGCTCATTTGCTTCCGTTGTATCGGCATCGAGTTCTAGTTATTTCAAAACTAACAATTTCGCAACCAAAACCTATGACGGCGGCTACTTTGTGTGGAGATTATCCCGAGACGTTACCGCTGTTACATTAACCTTGGATTTATACGCATTCATATGAGCGGTTATCAAATTTTCAATTCTTCAGGCGCATTGGTTATAGATTCAAACTATAAGGGGAGTTATTACCGCGATAATGTGCAATACGGAGGAATTACTGATGTAGGCTATTACAATATTACATGCCAATTAGGTAACTCTACGGATATGGGTTTTGTAAGCGGAGGTGTTCCCGATGACGATAATCTGCGATGGTTTAAGCCCAATA